GGGGATGCCCTCGTCTTCCATCTCCATGAGCACTCGTAGCACTTCCATGTCTTGACGCAGACAGGACAGGAGTTCGGTTACGGACGAGAGCTTTGGGTACAACCGTGTGTAGATAAGCCAGGTCCACCGCACGTCCAAGTGAACGTACTTAAGAGCTTTTGAGAACGGCACTTCGGTAATAATCTTGCCCAGCTTGCCGTCTCTGGCGTAAGCGCTATGCCCCTCAAAATTGTGGGCAACCAAATGGTCAAGGCTGTATTCAGACAGGTTCTCATTGACCAGGTGCTGCATAATCATGGTGTCTAGGTACGGCCCAGGTGGTAGTTCTCCGCCGTAGTACTTGCGAATTGACCTAGCGTCGAACTTGACGTTGTGTCCAATCTTTACGAGGTCGCTGAAGAACAGAGGGCGCAGTGCTTCAAACACCTCAGAGCACGAGAGTTGATCGGGTGCGGGGCTGAACACAGCTGGCTTGAAGTACCTAGCCTTAGCCATTGACTCTTTGCCACTTGCAGTGAACTTGCGGTACCCAGGTGGTGGGACAGTAGAACCGTCGCCACGCTCTTCTGGAACTAGCACTTCACCGTTTGGGTGCCCCATGGGGATTGCCCATGACTTGCCTTTGGTGGCAATACCAATCCAGAAAACACTATTTCGTAGTGGGTCTAAGGCCAAGGTGTGGCGCCACTTAGATGTGATTATCTCTTTGGCTCTGGCCTTGATGTCTTCAGATTGGTTCTTGAGAGTTGCGACGTGGTCTTTCCACTCTTTTTCAATCCACTCAAGGACGTCTGGGTGACGCTCGACAACTCCCATTGTCTCAACGTCAAAAGCAAACGCCCCAACTTCAAGAACCTCTTTGACAAGGTTATGGATGTCTTCGATAGAAGACACAACGTGGGGGGCTTTTAGGCCCCCCACGAGTGCAACACCGGGTGTGTCTGACATCAGTCGTCCAGATCTTCAACAACAATCTGCTGTAGGTCTTTGCGTGACGGGATTGAAATGATGTCTGGGCTGTAGGCCTTGCCACGCAACGCCTTGACGTCGGCGTCTGCGAGGGACTCAAGGCCCCACTCTTCCAAGTCTCGCTCCTTAACCAACTGGTGGTTGGTGGCGGAGGTTGCGCCCTTACCGGAACGGCTGACTGCCCAGTAGTGCTTCGACAAAGGTCCCTGGCGGGGGTCGTTGTGGAAGTTCTTCAACTGGTCAATCACACGGGGGCCAACCTCGTAGGACTTGACGCTTGGTTCACTGTCGGAGCTCAGGAGCACCACGTTGAAAGCGAACCGCGTTGACGGGCGGCTACCAGCGTCGCAGAGTGGGCAACCCTTAGGGTCGATGTCTGCGATGCATGTAAATGACTTCTGACCCTGGCGCTCCACCCAGTGCTGGCGGAACGAAGCATACGGCTCGTCCTCCAGGAACTTGATGACAATCGGGTCGTCCATCACACGGAGGCGCTGAGCGAACGGAGAGTCAGCATGCTTTACAGCTTCTGCAGCACCCCATCCACGTCGGATGACCCGAGCGCCCGATGGGGCCGGTGCATCCTCTGCATCCTCTACTACCAGTTTGAGATTGGAAGAATTGCGGGGAGCTTCCTCTTCCATGATCTCGTCTTCGTCGTCGTATCTGCTCATGTTTTTCCTTAATCGTTGGGCCATTGATTTTTGATGTGCTGTCTGAATCCGACCCAGTTGGCCTTGGCTGGGTCATCTATCTCAAACCGCGACAGCGCGGTCAGTAGAAACTCTACTTGCTCTAGCGAGTAAAGCCTACGTCCTTTCAAAGCTTTTCCAGGAATTTGTTCTGCCTTGGGGGCGGGGGTCCTGTACTTAGCTTTAGGAATCCATCCTTTGGACTCCCACATCCTGATTGTAACAGGTTTACGATTGAGTGCTTTTGCTAATTCCCCAACCGTAAAGAACTGACGCTCAACCCCGTTCACCTTTAGAAGCTTTGGCTTAGCGCCATTGAACCGATCCTCGATAAGGGAATCCCTTGTCTTGGTTGGACGGTTCTTGGGCAGGGTCTTACCAGGGAAGTCCGGCAATGAGTTGAACATGTCTAGCGGATCACGAGACACGGGTGGCCTCCATGTAGGCGTTTTTCCAATAGTCGCGCTCTTCCATTAAGAACTCAATTAAAGAAACTGCCTGCTTAAATCTTGCTATGTCGTAGCTCAACCCTGACGGGGTTACGATGGTTGACTTATCCTTTAACCATTCGTAAATCTCATTCGTCGTCATAGTTCTTTTGCTCGACTAACTTGAACGCCCACGTTTCACGCTCCGTGTAGAACTTTGCCATTTCGTCTTTGTATCCGTTGTGCCAAGCATACTGGAGGATACGGTCTTCGTTGGTTGTTTCAATTACTTCTTTGACCTCATCCCATGCGCCTAGTTCATGGACCCACGCGATGGCGGCTTGAAGATCAAACCCCGATTGGACTCGGCGTTCATGCTTTATTTGAACGTCCCCAGCAGCAAGCCATTTATGTCCACGGTCATCCGGTACCCCGTACTTTTTTACGTACGTAATAAGTGCCTGCTTTAGCTCATCGGTTTTCTTTTGAACCTTTTCTGAAAAGTCTTTTGACTCTTTGTACTGGGCAGCAAGTTTGGCGAGCATCCCAGGTAGCGGGTCGTCCCCTGTTACCGGAGTACCTTTTTGATGTTGGCTATCCATTTTATACCTCAGAATCTCGTAGGAACGATGACAGACTACTCAGTGTTATGTCAAAACCACCACTGACATCGTGATGCTTTCCGTCTACGAAAGCTTCGTTGATCGACCGCTTCTGTTGGAGCATGTCGTACTGGCGCTCTTCGATTGACCCCTGCATAACGAATGTGGCAATTGTAACGTGTGGGAACTGAGACGACAACCTAATGATCCGTGCTTCACGCTGCTCTAACTTACCGCTACTCCAAGGAAGATCATAAGAGATTAGGTAATTGGCCATAGGGAGGTCAACTCCGTAACCTCCGGCATCGGATGACAGGAACAGCCGAGTGTCCGGGTCGTTTGCAAACTGTTGTTTGGCCGTGTCTTTTTCCTCTGCGGATATGTCTCCGGTAAACAACACCGAGTTAGTTATCTTGGCAGTTGCCTGCTGGATCAGTCTTAGGTTTTCCTTGAAGAACGAGAACAGCACGACTTTATTTTTGGGGTCCTCGTGTAAGACTTCTTCTATGTACTCAACCACGGCGTCGAGCTTTGGTGTGTGAGTTACCCCAGCTAGCAGGTCTTTTGTAACCAGTAAGTCTGCGTAAGCACTACCCTGATTTGGCTTTGTACTGTCGTTATAGTTACGGGCTGACAGTGTTACCAGGTTCGGGTTATCGCAGAGCATCCTGAGTACGGTGAGCCTCGACATTATCTGACCTTGGGCCTCGTTGGATTGGGGATCGTTGTAATGCCGCCATAAGTTAAAGGACCCACCGTGCATGCTCATTGCTTTTTGTAGCTGGTTCAGTAAGTCGTTGGCTATTGCTTTGTACAACAAAGCCCCTTTGTCATCAAAAGGGATTGGTATTACTTGATGAATAATCTTGGGAAGCTGGTCGGCAATATCCTCACGAGTCTTTCGGATCATGCAGGCTTCAAGTGAGGTGTGCAGGGCCTTTAGGTTTTTATACCTGGTTGGCTTACCAAAGTGGTCTCGTACTATGAAGGTCCTGTCAAACAAGTCAAAGCGGCCGAGCACCGTGGGGTCGACGAACTCCATGATCGAGTACAACTCTTCAGGTCGGTTCTCGATGGGCTGACCAGTAAGTGCAAACCTGTAGTAGGCCGTCTTGCCAATCTTCTTAATTAGTTTTGAGCGCTTACTGACCCTGGACTTAATGATGGTTGCCTCGTCCACAACTACCGCTTGTACCTTGCAGGTGGAAAGGTGAGACATATCTCGTGTCAGTGTCTCAGGGTTAACCACCACGTACCTTGCTGATATTGCAGCTCTCCAGCAGCGTTCACGAACCTTGGGCGAACCATCAATAACGATTACCCTAGAGTTTGTAAACTTCTTTATCTCCCGTTCCCATTGGTACTTCAATGACGCGGGCACAACCACTAGGCATCTATCGATGTCGCCCTCTTCAAACAAACGTTCGATTGCAGCAATTGTGGTTACGGTTTTACCTGCCCCCATAACTAGCCCTAATAGCATCTGACCTCGGTCAACCATTGCGTCAACCGATTCTTGCTGGTACGGGTAGAGGGAGCCGTTGAACGTCATACAACCCAGGGTGGGACAACTGTTGCAGACGCAAGACCCGCTAGGATCTCGTCGTCATCCATGTCTCCAATGTCTTTGGCAGACGTACCTTTGTAGTTCCACCAACGTAGGCCTTTTCGTGGGTGATTCATAAACTTGTAAATCCTCTTGCTGGCCTCAACGCCTGCTTCGTCGTTGTCCATTGCCACAATAACACTATCTGCAATGGTTGTTAACAACGTCATCTGCTCTTTTGAAACCTGGGCGCCAAAAGATGCAACCGCTTGCGGGTTGCCAACCACCATGGCAAAGCGCACCACATCTAACGGGGACTCCACCAGCACGGCAGTGGAACTACGGAAACGCTCTACCCCAAAGAGGGTCTTTGCCTTTTCAATACCAATTGGGTAGTTCCGTACCCACCCAGACTTCTTTTCTTGCCACCCCATCAGAGACCCCATGGGGGAGATAATCGGGATGGCCCAGCTTTTGTTTTTGGGGTTCCAACGTACGCCGTACTTGTGGACCATCGCTGGGTCAAGACCCTTTAAGGAACACTTCTTGTCGGACACACGCTCAAAGCTTAAGAAGGCTTCTGTGTTGAGGATTACTTCTGACTTATCTTGCTTTGGTGCGTACAGCCGATCCATCCCAGCGTTTATTAGGAACTGCTGTGCCGACAACCCGGTGTCACCACACAACTCGGACAGCAGCATCGACAGGGTCCCTCGGGCTCCGCATGAGAAACAAATCCACAAACCGCTATGGGCGTTGATGCTCCACGATGGAGATCGATCCTCCTTGCCAACAACACGCACGTGAACCGGGCACCTGCCAGTTATCTCGGTCTCACCAATACGCGAGATCTCTACCCCAGCAGTTTCTAGGACGCTGACGAGATCAGTCGAGGGACGGGTCGACGTCATGTGAATCTCCTAGTATCTCTTCAAACTCCATGGTTGACCAGTCCCACTTGACGTGGACTTCTCCGGTGGGTGCTGTACGCGCCAGCACGACTCTGATGATGGCCTGGTTGTCTAGGTCGGGGTTGCGCTCTACACCAAGGATGAGGTCTGCGTCTTGGGCAAACGAAGAGGTGTAACCGATTGCGTCAGCCGTTACA